GGTCTACCTAATTTTTCATAAACTTCATTCCATTGATCTTCTGTAGAATTATTATTTGGTATAACTAATTTATCTTGACCAATCATTTTAGTTGCGTTGATATAACTTTTAGCTAACGCATCTATCTCAGTAAATTTTTCAATGTTAGGATCATTTCTAAAATCCTCACTAATTGAATCTTTCCAAGATGCTGTTGTTGGTGCAGGTGTAGGTGTTGCAGGTGGTGTAACTGGTGCAACTGGTGTTGGTGTTTCTGTAGTCGTTGTTTCTACAGGCACAACTTCTTGTGTTATCTGTTCGCTTGACATATTTATTTTCCTTTTTCTTTATCATTTCGTAGCATTGATTTAATAAATAGAATGACACTACGCTGTCCTTCCATGTATGCACTCTCATGACTATCGCCTTTTACATTGGTGGTAGAATGATAATGACATCTTTTTTCAAGATCAGATAAAACTTCTTTACCTTCATCTGTGTTGAATATGTATTCGTAATTTTTTTTAAGTCCCTGAATGAATTGTTCCATTTGTTTATTTTCTTCCATACTATTCCACTTCAGCATTTACCAAAGCTCTTGCTTCGTCTGGCAATGCTTTTGCTAGTGGTGCTATATCTCCTCCTGCCTGTGCGGCTTGTTGCATTTGTTGCATTTGTTGTTGTTGTTCTGCTGCTTGTGCAGCTTGTTCTCTTTGTGCGTTTACTTCATTTTGTGATTTTAATAATTTCTGTGGCATACCAACTATGTCTGCCAAGTGTTTAACTAAGTTATCAAAATTAACATAATCAAATACTGGTGCTACATTTGCAAGTGATCCTAATATTTCTATTGCTCTCATAATAGATTGTAGCTCTGTAGATTTTTGTGCTTTAGCAAGTGGAGAAACATATTCAATTTCAATTTCTCTACCAGATAAAAACTCTGGAGCTTCTGGTAACATATTGTTACGAAGTAATATTGCAAACACTCTATCAATTAATGGTTTTAATAATTCTGATTGTAGTCTACCAAGAACAGGTCCTAGTAATCTCATCTTCTCTTCGTTTCTTTGGATAACTTCTGTTGCGGTCATTTGAGGACCTTGCTGTAATTGAAGTTGATTAACATAGAATACATTTCTAATAGCATCTCTTCTTTGTTCTTCCATGTTTAAACCTAGTGGATTATTTGCACCAATGTTTAAAGGTTCAATTCTATCTCTTGTACCACTTCTATAAAAATTTAATCCGCCTGGTACAGTTCTAACTGGAAGTAAGAATCCATCATCTGGAACTAATAGAGGTGGGTCAACTTGTTTTTGTGCAGCTTTGATTGTTGTCTTAGACATTTCATTTAGCATCTTAACATCTGGCAACGCTGTCATTGCTGGACTTCTTCCATAAATTTCATTTGATGCTTTTAAATATCTTGGTACTACAAATGGAAACTCTTTAAATCCAGATACAGATAATTCATTTGCATTTTTATATTCTAAGTAAACAGATTCAAATGGCATATTAACTTTGTCTTTTTTCTTAGGATTAAAATCTGATCTTGGATAAACTGCGTGTAGTATTTCTACTTCTTGATAAGGGTCTTTTTTAAATACACCTTGAATATCAGATGATACATTATCACCAAACTTTTGTACTGCTGCTCTTGCACTAATGTGAAATCTTCTAAAGATTGTATCAACTCTACCTTTATCATTCTCTGCAATAAAAACTTCATTGATATGTCTTGTTGAAAATTTAATTATATCATCATCATCTTCTTCAATAAACATTGCTGCTGTACCAAATGTAATTAGGTCATGGTACAGTTCAAATATTTCTTGTTGAAAGTTTGATCTGTTAAATGCTGTGTACATAGATTCAGTTGCTGACTCTAACCAAATTTTTGCTTCATCTTCATTCTCAACATCTGTATCTTTAAATCTTAAAGTAAACCAAGGTGTTGATGGATTAGTCATCATACCATGTAGTGATGCTGCTAATAATTCTACTGCTTGTATTGGTGAAGAATCAAAAATAGCTTCCATTCTTTTATCACCTCTAGCTCTAGTCTTAGTTACATCTGCTTTTCTTGGTTGCATATAATCCGCAACTTCTTGCCAATGTGTTTCCCAGTTTTGTCTTTGACCTTCTAGTCTGTCAAACCTTGATAATAAATCTCTAGTTAAATCTGTTTTTGCCATTACTTACCTTTTTTTTTAAGTGCAATTTTATGTGCTTTTGTAAAACTCATTCCTTTGTTCATTGCCACTTTCATATCTTTCATATGTTTTGTAGAATGATGAATACTATGTTTTTTTAAAGTTGTTTTTTGTTTATCTGTTAATGCCATTATGTTCCTAATAAACTTCTTTTGCCTAATTTAAAACCTTTTTTTTCTTCTTCTTCTTGAGATAAAAGTTTTGCTTCCCTTGGATAAGTATATTTTGATTTAATATTATATTTTTTTCTAACAGAACGCAATCCTTCAAGCTCTCCTTTTTCAGTTTTAGCTGTACGAAATTCATTTAATAATTCTTTAAAACCACCTTTGTAAGTTCCATAAGTACCTTCGTCTTTTCTTGGTGGTTTAAAAGTTTTAGAAGCTCCTGGTGATCCCATAATTATTGTCCTAATAAACTTTTCTTACCTAGTGTTATAGTTTCATCTTCTACACCTTTGGCACTTGTCATAATAGTTGATGATCTTCCTTTTGATTTTGTTTGTCTTGAATCATAACCATCTGCACTTGTTGCTGAACTTTGAGAAACTTCTGCTACTGTTGGTGCAACAGCTATAGGAGCTGGTGCTGGTGGTGCTGGTGGTCTTGGTCTAATTATTCTTGCTACTGCTCCACCCATATTATTCTCCAAATGTTAATGATGATTTTGTTTCTTTAGTTTGTTTTACTTTAACTTCATTTTCAAAAGTAATGTCATTACTATAATCTATAGCTTTTTCATAAGTTCTTTTTTCTATTTCTACTTTTGGTTTTTTTTTAAATATCTTTTTAATTTTCTCAAACATTATGATCCTAGTAAAGTTTTGTTTTCTGTTTCTGCTTCTTCTTCAATACCTAATGGTGAAGTTAAAATAGTAGATTTACGACCTCTTCTTTTTCTTTCTACTGCTGCTTGATCTGCTGCAATCCTATCTTTATCTGCTTGAGATACTTCTGCTGAAGGTGCTTCTGGCAAAGGTGCTATTGGTGGTAGCGGTGGCATTGATATTTTTGGTGTTAAAAAACTCATAACTATATAATCCTGTAATTACTATCTGCTATATCTTGTGGAGCAGTTTGTCTAGTGTTAATTTCTTGAAGTCCAACAGCCAGATACCTCATTGCATCACAGGCGTGTGAACTCCAATCGTGTACAGGCTTCGTTCTAAACATTCTATTTTTATCTATATATTTCCTGTGGTAATGTCTTAACGCATCTATTAATTTTTTGCAATGGTCAGTATCTATCAAACATCTTGGCAAGGTCATCATAGTAGCGTGTATGCCATCCTCAAGGGGTATTTTTGGTACTACCTTAAATGTTATTCCTAATTGATAGGCGACCTCTCTCCTGGTCTTACCATTTCCAAAATCTGTAACTTCAATGTCGTGTGGTGCATAGTGATCCTTGTAGACATAATCTTTCTCTTTAATCATCTGTATGTAATAAGGTAATCCTTGACCTCTCTCTTCATGGTAGTCTATTATGTTTATTGATCTTCCTATTTGTTGGTAAAAGATAATAGCACTATGGTCTGAAACCCCTAGATCCCATGCTGTTGATACTGGTAGTGAAGGATCATAAGGTACTCTTGTTAGTTTATTCTCATCATCCATCTTACCAATAACATCTCCAAATACTGCTCCTTCAATGTTAGCTATCCAATCACACTCAAATTCTTGGTTGTATTTTTTTTCACCCATTACTTCTTTTGCCTTGACCAACTCATCCTCATCTACAATCTTAGTATCACTAGCTTTAGCTTTATAGTTAAACCAATCATCTGCTCCATTAGCGTGTTGGTATAGTTCGTAGAAGTTGTTGTTCATTCCAGCAGGTGTACCAATAAAAACACAGTAACCTTTACGATCTGATAATGCTGGTCTTATAATCTCTGGAAACAACTTACTATTAACATTTGCGTATTCATCTATAACGCAGCCATCAAGATAGATACCTCTTAATCCATCTGGTGAATCTGAGCCTAGCAAGGTAATCCTAGCACCATTAGGTAAATCTACTCTAAGTTCTGTTTCGTTAAATTTAATATAAGGTATCTTATCTGTAAACTGTTTCATGTAGTCCCATGCAATACTCTTAGATTGTTTGAATGTGGGAGCTATGTAAGCAAATCTTGGGTTCTTCAATTTACACATTAGAGCTGATTTAATGAGGTGGTTAATCATGCAGACAGTTTTGCCAAATCTTCTATGGCATACTAATACACTCCATCTATGTTTATCAATCTGTTGGTGTAAGTAACTCTGATGCTTCCTTGGTGTATAGGGGATTTTAATATCCATATCTAGTGTATAGAGCTATTCCTATATTCATCATTGGGTAT